CCAAATTGCGATACAACTATAAATTCTGTGGCTGATATTCTAACTGATTTTTGACCAACTCCATAATTTATAGCACCACTTGTATTTGCAGTTTGTAAAGTTGGTGCAGATGAGCCACTTATTGTTATAACTCTTGCTACTGTATAAAATGTTGATGCTACTCTATAAGAAGCAAAAGCATTTGTTGAATCTATTTTTGATAAAGATGGTGGTTCATAAATTTGAGAAGTAGTTATAGCTGAAGATGCAGTTCCGATAGTTGGTGCTGATGCACCATTGTGTGTTATCGTTCTTAAAGTCCAAGTTGCAGAAGATGTAGAATTTCTATCAGGAATTAAAGCTATTGTAGAATCCATAGCAATAGCATTCCCAAGTTGTTTTTCGCTACCAGTTCCAGTTCCAGTTCCAAAAGTTGAACTAGCTGTACCTGCTGTTATAGTTGTTCCTGAAATTGTAAAAGGTACTGCAACATTATTTGATGCTCTTGTTACAAATAATAATCCAGCAGTTGCTGTAAGCATAAGAATTTGACTTCCAGTAGCTGCAGTTGATGAACCATTATATAATAATACTTCTGAATTTACTGTTATGGTTGTTCCTGAATAAGAAACTACAACAGCATAAATATCTCTATTAGATGTTCCATTATGATAACAAACAATAGCAGAACTTGTTGATATTTTACTAGCACTAATTCCATTATCTCCTGAACAATTATGACTATACACAGGTGTTAAAGCAGTTGAACCTGTTGTACCTGATTTAATTAAAGTAAATGGAGTATATAATAAATTTCCAACTGAATGTGGACTTGAGAAAGTATTATAACCAACTATTCCTAAATTATGATTTTTCCAACTTCCATCAGTTGTTGCATTGTCAATCAATATTAATTGAATAGATTGAGATATAGCTAAAGTAGCTAAAATAAATCCAGAATTTAATTTTATGTCAAAAGCTTTAAGACCATTATTTGTAATATAAAGTATTGGTGTTCCTTTTGTTGTTAATGTTGTTGCGTCAGGAAGGATAACTGCTTTATCATCAGCAGTCATTGTTACATTTTGAACCTGAGTAGAAACACTTGTTAAAGTTATATCAACAGCAGAAGAAGTTGTTGTAGCACCAGAAAAACCACCACCTGATGGAGTGGCAAAAGATAATACTCCTGAACCATTAGTTTTTAAAATTTGATTAGCAGTTCCATCTGAAGCAGGTAAAGAATAAGGAGTAAAAGACATAACACCAGCAGTAGAAGAAATTAATGCTTGATTATTTGTTGTTGGTGCAACTGGCAAATTATAAGTTACATCAGCACTTAAACTAGCTGGTGCAGATAAACTTATGTAATTAGTTCCATTAGCTGTTGCTTCTCTAAAACGAATTTCTTTATCATTGTCTATAATTAAATTTACTGTTGATGTGGTTGCTGAATCTGAAAGTGTTAAAACTGTTCCTGTTGCAGTAGTAGTTAGACCAGTTACAGATACAGTTGAATCTAGCCAATTTACTGTGTTCGCAGAATGGTCAATAGTTGCTAAAGATATATCATCAGCACCATCATAATATTTTAATGTAGGAGAAGTTGCACTTGTTGTATCTAACCAAAGCTGACCAGCGACAGCACCAGTTGGTCTTGATGTTCCTGAATTTGTTGTTTGAACTGCTGAAAGTGCGTTATTTAAATCTGTTCTAAATGCAGGGAAACCCTGATTCGCTATATTATAATCGTGTTGTGCCATATTCTATCTAATATCCTTTAGCTAAATAATCAAAAGTTTTAGTAACTCCTGTGTTGCTACTGTTTTTAAATGCAACATTGAAACCATTAACAGTTTTATTTGAAATTGTAAAGAAATCTCCAGTATTTAATCCCTGTGCTGTTATTCCTACTGCATAAGAATTTGAATAAAAAGGATTAGTAAATACAACATTATAAGTGCCAGTCCCTGAAGTAATATCATTTCCACTAAATATTCTATCTGGCATATCTATACTTACTGACAAAGCACTAATAACTGGAGTTGATGCTAAATCAAATGATCTTAATGTTACTCTAAATTTATAATATCGTGCTGTGTAATCACCGACTACAAAGTTTCTAAATGAACTATAAGTTATATTGTCGTTTGATAATGCAATCTCAATATGTGCATTACAGTTAGCAGGAGTATCTCCATCAAAGCTAGAACTCGCATCATCAAAGTTTCCAGTTCTTGCATCAAACAAGTCGTCTGCATTATCTGAAGTTTGTGTAATAGAAGCAGTAACTCTTGAAGTATAAACTGCACCTATATCTATTGGAGAAGAAAATGTATAATTACCAGTAGAATATAAATCAAAAGAAGTAAGACCAGAATCAAAAAATGAAGTTGCAGAATCAAAATTTCCAGTTGCAGAATCAAATAATTCTGACGAATCTAATCGTAAAGTCCCATCAGATACAATCGTTTGAAATTTAGTTCCTGTGAATGTAGGAGATTCAGTTTGTGTAACGATAGCATTAAAGTTTCCTATTGTGCTTATGTTTGTTGCTATAATAGTTTCATTGGGAGATGCGTTTCCATTCTTATCAAATGCTTTTATCAGGTAACTGCCTACACGTGCAGGGACAGTTATGCTGGTGGCAGGTCTAGCAACTTTTTCAACTAAAGAAACTGAATTACCCCAAGAAGCACCAGTTGTTAATGTAGAATATCTTATTTGATAATAAGCTAAATCTAAATCACCTATTTGTTGCCAAGCTAAATGAGCATCACTTCCAATAATGTTACAAGAAAAATCCTGCACATCTTCTGGTGGTGCTATTCCACCAATAATAGTTCTTGTTGCAGAAGTATAAGTTGATGATACTCCTAAAGTATTAAATGCTCTTACTCTTACATTGTAAATTAATCCATCTACTACGTTTAATATTCTTTGATTTAATCCTTTGCCTTGTCCAGCAATAATGTAATCAGTAGCTGTACTTAATTTGTATTCAACTTGGTAGTAATCTACAAAGCTATCTAGTGATGCACCGATTGTTACATCTAAAGCCGTTATAACTACTCCGTCTGAATAAAGAATTAATTGATCGCTTAATGTAACTGAAGCTGGTGCAGATACTGAAAATGGATTAGGTAATACAGTATCAGCTATTGTAGGTGCTTGTGATTTTGATTCCCAAGTATAAAAGTTATCTTGATGTTCTTCTAAGCCAAGATTAACTGTGCTATCAGCATTAATAGATAATGACATAACTCTGAATGGTTTGGCACTAAATCCTGCTGTATCATACGTTGCTGTAACTATATCTCCTATGGCTAGATTTAATGCTTCAGCAGTTACTGTTACTTCTGCCTTTAAACAATTTCTTGATCTCTTTAATATGTTCTCGCAAATTTCTTCAGCTTGATAAGGTGATGTAACATGAGTCATATCAAAACTTCTTTCAAGTAAAGTATTGTTGTCAGCAGATAACATTGTTGCGTGTCGGTCATCTACTGCTAATGCTGAATCATCATAAGGTGGATATGAAACTGTGTCTGCTTGATAATCTTTATCTGGGTTAGTAAATGTACCTACAACTCTATTATATTTCTCAGATTTGTTTTCACCTTGTAACCTAACTTCACTTACAACATTATCTTTAGTTAATAGTAATTGTGAACTTCCAGTACCTTCAATAATAAGTTTGTATGTACCTTGTGTGTAATTAAATATTGCTCTCATAGGTACAAGTAATTCTCTTACGTTATCAATTACTTTTTTCTCACTATCTAATACTGCGTGTGTTTCAAATAAATTAATATTAGTTCCACTAGTGTAAGGTGTTACCTGAGTCTCGCAAGTATTTGCAGAAGTTTTAAATGAATCATAATTAGTTTGAAAAGCTGAATTTGGTAAACCTTTTCCGTATCTAGTATTTCTTAAATAATCTAAAAGTATTAAAGATGAGTTAGCTGAATATGCCCAAGTAGATGGTGTATCTTCTCTATGTGAACCTGAACCACCTTTAGTTGTATCTAATCTTGGGTCGTAAATCTTTTTGCCTTTTAATGTAACTCTAACTTCAGGTATTCCACTAAAAGCATCTTGATTCCATTTAAACCTTAAAGCTAAATAAGCAAGACCAGATAACTTATGATTAGATGTCCAGTTAGCTTGTTCTTGTAATAATGAAGATGTAGATTGATTATCTAATCCATAAAATCCTTGAACTGATATTAGACTTGTAC